TATGTGCGTTAATTGGTCTAATATACACAAGGCTAACCTTGTTTAAAGTTGGGTGGATTGTATCATTATAGGGGATTACTTCGACAAATGCCTCTTTAAAACCACTATTTAATAAAACCTTTAATTGCTCCTCATTTTCTATCAACCAGTACATATACCTTTATTTATAGGCGAATATACGAAAAATTTATCTAGTAGCCACTGTTTCTTTGATAGTTTGTTCTTCTTGATGTTCCTACTTCATTATCAACCACTACTTGTACCTTTCCTTTTATTTCATCTCCTTTAAATGGGATTAAAATGTTGTGGAGTGTAGGTTTATGAAATTTACCTTCCATTATTTTTCCAAGATTAGGACTAACGTGATAAAAACCAGCATAATTTTCATTATTAGTTTCTATTTTTAATTCCCCACCCTTAGTATTAAAGAAGTTTTGAGATGTAGGTTTATAATATTTAACATATCTAGTCTTAAACCATAATGAAAACCCAGCCCATTTTAATTGAGTTTCTCTTAGTAAAACTATATTCATATTAACGTTGTAAACATCAATAGGATTACCTGTTAAATCCCAAGGTAAAGATGTTGGGGTGTATAATTCGTGTTGGGTCTCATTATTTTTATTTTGGTATCTGGTGAATGTATTTTCATCGATTTCCAAGTATGTGTTTTGATTGTTCTTCTTTAAAAAATATCTTGTAAATTCTCCTATAATACATTCTTCTGGGGTAGGTAAAACAACTTTGGAAGTAGGTGGTGGTGCTAAACGTGGGGGTTTAGTAGATGCATTTTGATATGAAGGAGGGGTTAATTCTAAAGAAATGTTTGTTTTATTAAATGTTCCTTCAACACCCACTTCTACATCTTTAGAAGAATCATTTTCAGTATTTCTTATTAAACGGAAATTACTTCCATCCTGTGGAGTTGCTCCTGTAAAAAATTTACCATCAGAAGTTGAATAATATTTCCCTTCATAAGGTAGATTTGTAGATTGAACTAGAAATTCCTCTTGGGAGGTATATAAATCTGTGGTTATTTGTGATAGTGGATAGTACATATTAATTCTTATATTGATTTGCTAAATCACCTTTTGCTTGTAAGGATGCTGCAGCTTTTGCTACCTTTATATCTACACTGGAGGTTGAACGTGAGGTAGCTTTACCTATCCCTGTTCCTTGAAATTCTCCATCATCATACTCAATCTCTACAGTTACTTCTTTCCCATTAACTTCAAAATAGGTTGATGCAAATTGAGGATAGTAAATAAAAGGTGTTTTGGTTGATGAAGTAGTTGTTGAATCTCCTTCTAAGCCCATTAACATTTCTAATAGTTCTTTTTGTGGGAAAACATCAACTTTATCTGGTCTGTATGAATTGTGGGTATATATACCTGGTATTTTTCCTGCTGCGTCTGAAGAAATGTTATATTCTCCATTTGTTTTTGTATTTGGAAACATTTCTTTATAACTTTCAGCAGTTAATTTTAAAGGAATTTTAGGGTAACTTTTTTTCCATCCTCTTAGTATTTTTTCAAGTGATTTTATTTGACCATTAGTATATTTTTGGAATCTTACATAACCTCTATAACCTCCTGGTACTTTATTAACAAAAGATTCTATATTACCATTACCAGAAACTCGGTAAGGTTCAGCAACTTCACTATCTGGTATAAGTTGTCCATTCCATGTATACCATCCTGTTTCTTGTGCTTTATTTCCTCCTTCTAATCTATCTCCTTTTTGTTTTAATTGTAAGTACCCATAATTTGATATTTCAATTGCTAATGAGTGTTTTTGGAGAAACCCATTATTAGGCAAATCTGTACCTAAATGGTTTGACCAATATTTGTCTTCATATAATTGTTCTGTTTGTCCTGATCTAGGAATAATGTAATGAGTGGCTAGGGGGTATGATTTTGTTCTCCAATCCCTAATATACCCAGCAGGGGTATTATTACCTGCGGTATGGTGTAATACTATTTGTGTTTTTGATGTTTCTTCAGTATCAAATATTAAACCTGTTCGTGAATTTGTGTTTATTAAATCTATTCCAGTTGTTAAAGATTTAGTTAGTGAAGGATCTACATAAAGTTTAGAATCTTTTGCAATAGAATCCTTAATAATATCAAAAAAGTCAAATTTATCTAATGAGTGACCTGATGTTTTAGGTGTTGAAAGTGTTTTTAACTCCGTTGACCAATCATTATCTGATATTGTGTGGTTTACATTTTTAATTAAAAATTCTACAGATTTTGGGTATTGGCTAGGTAAAAATTCTTGTCTTACATTTAACTTATTATAAAGTTTTACTCCACTTATCCCATCACTTTCTAAACTAAAATCTAAAGGTATAAATCCTATTTTAGTAGAAGGATCACCATATCTATTATATATTTCATTATCAATCTTATCTACATATGCTTTAAAGGCTTTTTTACCTGATTTGATAAAATCTGGGTTTATGTCGTAATATAGATGTCTAGTTTCTTTGATGGTATTTGCTGCTCCCCCAAAACCTTGGATTAAATATCTAATATAGTCTTTACTAAAGGAATTATATTTATCATTATATTTTTTATCCAGTAATCTTTCTTTTTCAGCTATAGCATTTTTAGCAATTTTCTTTTTTTCAGCTATTTGCACATAATCTGCCCAAAGATGATAATTATTAGAAGAAAAAGAAATTAAATCATTACCCCATGGATTTCTTGTACCCTTAAAGGTAAAACCTTTAGCTTTAGATTCTACAGAGGCAGAAGCTTTAGGTTTACGTACAACTGGTACACCAATACCAAAAATAGCTGGGAGGATTTGGAGGCCTGTAGTAATATCTGTTCCATTATAAGTATCTATGGATGCTGCTGCAAATGATGCAGATAACATTATTATATCTTCCCCAGTAAGAATTTCATCAGAAGATATTTCTAGTGGATCAACTAAATCTAATTGATATTGATCCTTTAAACCTGAATTCCAATTTGAAAATGCGGTAGCATCATAATTTTTAGTTGAAGTACCATTAGATGTTGCCCCTATAGATATCATGGATGCTAAATCTGGGGTGATTTTTGTTTCAAAATTAAATTTTCTAATAATATTTGAAGTATCATTTTGTATATTATACCCAAATAACTCAAAATCAATATCTTTATTATCTTTAAATCTATCGGCATATTTTGAGGTTTCAATTCCTCTAATTTTATTTTGGTCTTGAATTACTATTTTATAGTCATCTTCTATTATCGGTTCTAAATTACTAATACCCCCTAAAGCAGAATTAATACCATCACATAAATTTTGTAAAAACTTATATAAAAATACATCTCCCTTTTTAGTAGATTTTGATAAACAGGTAGAGAGAAAATCATAATTTAGATATATGTGCATCGTTTTACCATAGACACAATTAGTATTACATTCATCAGTAGTAAACCATTGTTTTAAATCTTTTTGGGAAGGGTAATCTGTCTTAATATATGTAGCTTTATTAGTGTCATTAGAAGCATTTTGTGAAATAACATCTGAAAATACAGGTTTTACAAAACAAATTCTAGGGTCTAATGATATTTGGTTAGGGTAAGCAGACATTATATTTGTATCAACATCATGATTTAATTCTACTACTTGTTTACCATTAGTACTATGAATACATAGTTGTTGCATTTTCATCAACAATTCTTCTAAGGTTAAAAAATAACTATATTTATCTCTATCAAGATAGTTTTTCTCATCGTTGTAGTTGGTAGTGAGTTTGTTAGTTTTTTCATTATATGTTTTGTACTCTTTTGCAAGGTTTGTATCTTCCCCAGCTAACAAATTAAAATAGTTGGAATCTTCTCCACCCTTCCATTTATTTACCCCTTTTATACCAGGATTTATTATATCTAAAAATAGACTATAAGCTAGGGTTGAGTTTCCCGCATTTGTAACTATTGTAGATTCCTCGGAAAGTTGTTGATCTTCCTTTTCTCTCTCTCTAAATTCACTATCATTATATCGTTCAAGGTCAAGTTTAATTTGGTCTTTATCAACTTCAAATTTAGGCAGATTTACTTTTAATGACTCTATAACATCCCCTACAGTAATTAGGTTTAAAGTAATATTATAAGTTCCATCTGTATCAAAATCCCAAGAAAAATTAGAAACTCTACCAACAAAACCATCATAATTACCATTATATTGTTTTCTATAAGACTCTACCTTAGAAATTAAAGTTTGAAAATCAGTTTGATTATCATCCTGAAACCAAACATCCTCCATTAGGGTATTACCCATTTGTTGGAGTTTTACAGTTTTATTATCTATATACTTATCCCAACCCCATTCTAATAACATAGTGTAACCTAGTCTTATATATAATAGTTCTATTAGTTCAAATTGGAATTTATTATGTGCTTTTATATTAATTGTAGCTTTTCTAATAGAACCCCTATTTAAAGCATCAATTTTAGCATCTATTAATCCCGGGGGTGGTACTAAACCTTGTTGGTTTCCACCTAAACCATAAGCACTACTATTCCATACTGATGTTGAAGTTGTTACACCTGATCTTGGGGTATATGAACCATTTGTTGATTTAGTACTAACTTCTTTATCATCTACATTATATGTAGAAGGTGTTAATTTAGATAAAGAATTAAATAATACAGCTTCAGTTGCTAAACCCTTACCCATAAATCTTCCTTTAGAATCTAAACCAATGGCTTTTAATCTATCAACACCCGTTGTTCTAGTATCTTCAAGTTCTTCTAAGGTTAGATTTTCGTATTCTGGTTGTTTTTTAATGGTTTCAAGCATTTGTTTTGCTGTTAAAATTCTAACAGAAGAACCTAATTTTAACCACGCATTTCTATTATTTTGGATTTGAAGAAAATCTAAGGATCTAGTATTATCACCAAAACCACTACCCGCTATTTGTTGGCGGATTTTAATTTGGTCTGTTGTATATTCTTCAATTCCTTCCCCTACTAACCTTGCCATAACTTTTTATCTTCTTTGATTTAACCTATCGTAATTTGCCTGTATTAATCCTACATTAGCAGGAACTCGAAATTGAATCCCAAGTGGGAGATAATATGAGTCTTGGTTTAAAAAATTATTTGCTGATGATATTACCCACCATAAACTAGAATCACCATAATATTGTTGTGCTAATATATCAAATCTATCCCCTTCTTCTGAATATAAATAAGTATCGTTAATACTTAGTGGAATTTGAGGATATTTTACCCCACGATAATACCTTGGGGTTGGGGATCCAAATTTATTTTGGTTTTTTATTATTGTTATTTTAGTATATCTAGACATTATTTTGGTATATAATTTAAATTGTTTGATTCACCTCCATAATTATTAACTAAGGTTTTCCCATTTGTAGCGGTTTGTGATAGGGCAATATATTGTTCTTGTCCGTATTTTCCAACAAATTTTCCACCACCAAAATCTCTACCTTGTGCAAAATCATTTTCTTGTACTTTAGGTACAAAATTATGTATTGGTATAAAATTAAACCCAGATACATTACATATCATAGGCATTTCCTTAACAGATGCATCTCTTGTCGCATTAGAGGTATCTGATATTGCTATATCCCAAGGTGATTCTTGGGGTACACCTAAAGAAAGACCTGTCATAATCCCTACTTGTTCATATAAATACCCACCTACTGTTAATGTAATTAAATTACCACTCATATACCCAGTATCTGAATAGTCAGGGGCATTAACTGATGCTAGATAATTTAATTTTTGCCACATTGGGATAAGTTCTTGTTTAGATTGAGCAGCTACCGTCCAATCCATAGATATTTTTCTATCAAACCCTCCGTATTTGTAAAATTTTTCTCCTCTACCCATATAGTTAGTACTTTTCCAATCTGAAGTATAACTATCATCAAAACTATTTATAAAAGCCCTAAAGTGAATATATGTCTTTTTATCTGGTTCTTTATTAGAAATAACTCCAATTCTAAATTTAACTAAATCATTTTTAATAGGGTCTGATGTTACAAAATCAGATTGATAAATAGGTAAAGCATTTATTTGGTCTAAAGCATTTTTATATCCTGCATTACCTTCTGTAGAATCTATTGAAGAGCCAATGTCTCTTCTACCTATTGTGTAACTACTTCTATTTGCTCTTTTACCTGGGTTTCCTAAACTAACTCTTTGTTCTATTCTTCCCTTTTGGGTATAATCTATAGATTTTGGAATATAATCTGTTCCCTCAAATTGTTTTGAAAAGTTTCCAATTGATCCCCCTTTACTGACAGGTTCTTTAGTATCTATTTCATCTTGGGTGAGTTGTAATCGGGGAACAAATTGTTGAGTCCCACTTACTAACTTACCAGTATCAGTTTTTAGATATGACCCTGGTTCGTAAACACTATCATCTCTAATACCAAAAACTTTATCAAATAAACGTCCAGATTCTGTTTCAAACCCAAATATAGAAGAACGGTATGTGTTAAATATACTTGTTTTAAATATGTTATCTAAGTCAATACCGTAATTTGGAAAAAATTGTTGAGGTATAAATCTACTATCTTTTAATTTTAGTTTAGGATTATTAATACCTGTTCTTTGGTCACTTACCATTCTAATGGTGGTTTTACCCACACCTAAAGTAGCACCTGGCCCTCCAGAATAAGAATATAAATCATTATCAGCTCCTGTATTATTATTTATTTTATCAAGTAAGCCAAATAATCTACTTTTGTTTCCATCAGTTGCATTAGTATGTATTGTATTTAAATAAGTAGGTAAACCTAAAAGAGTATTTCCATCTGGTGATCCAATTGTAGTTTTAAAGTTAAACCCTAAACCTTGTTTATCCAAATGAAGTCCTAAAGCATTACCAGCTGATTGGGCTATAGTAGATAGGGGTGTATATATACCTTGATTTAATGGGGGTACTATACTACGTAAAAGATCTCCAATAGCAGTTGTTGTGTCTGAAGGAGTATCTTCATTTTTAAATGCTACATATCCTTCTTGGGAATTAACATTTGTTAAAGATAATAAATTTTGTTTTATGAAAAATAAGGGACCTGCTGGTGACTTAAAGTCAAAAAACATTTTAGTCATTCTTGAGACATCGTTAACTACAATCTTAGGTAATAGTGTACCTCCTCGTAATAAAAAATCTGGACCTCCTGTTCTTCCTACATCAGAAAATTTATCAGGTATTGATTTTTTTACGTAAGGTTGGTTACTACTACCTCCTCCAATTGTATCTTTACCATACCTTAAAGATTTAAGGTTGGTTGTTAAGTTAACTAATCCCATATCCTACTATCCTGGAAGGTTGTTTAAATATCTTGTAGGTTCTGCTGGGGATTCTAAAGTTGAAGGTGGAGGTAAAACTCCGTTTACTGGGGTTACAGATGCCGCATCAGGGTCTCCTATAGTAGAATATTGTCTATGTAAAGTTGATGATGCAAATTCTGGTGTAGATGGAGTTGCTCCATTTAAACTTGTTGCGGATGCTTGTCCTGATATTAATTTGTTTAATAAGCTCATAATTGTTTGTTTTATTATAAATATTAAATTATTGTACTTCGTATAATCCTACAGCTGATAATTGTGGTTGTGTTTTAATATATTTAACCATCTCCCCTAATAAATCATTTGTTTTTGCTGTTTGTTCATTGTTTTGTTGAACAACCATAGGTGCATTTCCTCCACCTTGTGCTGCTTTAGCCATTGCTTTTGAAGCCCCTGGGGCTGCTATAATGTCATCATTTGATGATAATTCAAATAAACCTCCTTCTTTTGTTGAAATTTGAGTTTTACCATCTGCTGGGGAGTTAATATCTCCTGCTTTGTTGTAGTAGGAATATCCTAATGTTGCAGCTGCTATTGCTGCTGCTATACCTAAAGCGGGACCAATAACAGGAATACCTCCTAGAGCATTAAAAGCTTTCATAGCCATTTCAGAAATTAAACCTAATAATCCTTTCTTTTGAGCATTAGCTTTTCTCTTTTCCATTATTAGGGATAAAGCATCCCATCCCGCCTTTATTTTTTGGATTGCTAATATTGAAGCATAACCTATTGCTATAGAACCAACTATAGTTTGCATTATACTTAATTGTTCATTAGCTCCTGTAAATACTCCTACTATACCATTAACCGAATCTACAATGTATCTTATAGTACCACCTATCCCATTAAAAACTATTCCTAAAGCACCTACTGCGGGTATAAGGAGGTCTACTATAGGTGATATAAGTTGCATTACAGGATCTGCTATAGATATAAAGAGTTCTCGTAATTTTTCAACAGATTTATTTAATCTTTCTTGTACAGATGCTTGGTTTTTTAAACTTTCAAAAGATTCTTCACCAAGTTTCTTTTTAATTTGTTCATTAGATAAACCTTCAGCTTGTAATTTGTTTATTCTTTGTTCTCTTAAATTTGCTTCTTCTTCTGATACATTTCCTATTTGTTCTTGAACAAATAAAGTTTTTGCTAATTCTTCTCTATTCATACCAACAGCCTTAGCTAATGCATCTTGCTGTATTCTATTCATAGCAGCAAACTCAGCTGAATTACCTGCTTGTTTAGCAATTTCTTCTGCTACTGTTTTAAAGTCATTATTTAATGCAGCTTGTCTTGCTTTTTCTAAATTAATATCTTTATTAAGTAATAGTTCAGCTTGCAATTCATTTTCAATAGAAGATTCAAAATCAAGTAAACTACTTGCTATTGCATCCACTTTAGACATTTCCATACCTAAAGCTTTTACTGTAGCAACAGTTTCTCCTATTAAGCCCGCATCCTTACCAAAAGATAAAGTTGTAGCTGCTGATATATTTGAAATATCTTTTAATAGAGTTTTTTCATTTAGAACTGATTTATTTTTAGTAGCAGATGCTCTTGCAGCACCTAAAAATTCTTTTGTAATATCCTCAGCATTACCCTTAGTAGCATTAGTTAAAGAAACTAAACCTTTTTGGTCTTCCATTGTAAGACCTGATGCTTCTCTTAGTAGAGTATAAGTTTTTAAATTTTCAGAATTAAGCATTACACTAGTACCTAATTCAGCATTTACAGCCATAAGAGATTCTTGTAATCCCTTTGTATTTATTAATACATCTCCTGAAAGATTAGCAATAGAATTAAGTTCTTGACGCATTAAATTTGCTTCGCTGTATGACATATTCATACTTTTAGCTAATTCACCCGTTGCTTTGTCTGATGCTTTTAAGGCTCCAAGAAATTCTACTACTAGGAATAAAGGTATTGCCTTTTTTATAATAGGTCCTAATTCTTTAAACCCAGCTTTTAATGCTAACATACTTTTTTCAGCAGGGGATATCCCTTTAAGTACACTTACGGCTGATGTCCCTGTAAGTTGTTTAGCATTTCCTTCTTTATCAACTTTTGTTTTAGATTTAGTTAATTCATCAAGACCTAATTCTTTAAGTCTATCTTTTGATAAACCTTCACCACCACTCATAATAGCACTTTCAATCCCAGATGACATATCTCTAGCAGCATCTGCGGCTGTTGAAAAAGGTTTGCTTAAAGCACTTAAACCTGGAATTTTAGTGGTTAAATCTTCAAGAAAATTAAAACTAGTTGTACCAAAATTTTTATCTAGGTTTTCAGATAAGTTTACTGTAGATTTTAATTCTTTATTAAGTTTAATTGCTTTTTCTACTTGTTCATCAATACTACCTGCTAATATTACAGCATCTTCTATTTGTTGTTTTGTTAAAAACTTTGAATCCTCTAAAATTTTCTTTTTTGTAATCCCAAGTAAACGAATATCTTTATCAATTTTTAATTGATTATTTTTTAGCTTATTAATTGCTTTAGTATTAGTTAATTCTTTTCGATCTAATACAGAAAGATCTTCTTGAATTTTAGATATAGAGTTGGTAGACCTTAAAATAGCAGATTTTTCTGCTTTTTGTTGTTTAAATGATTGAAGTTGGGATTTTACTTCATTAGATACATCTTGCTGGGCAACTAAATTGTCTTTATTTGTTTTTAAACGATCATTTTCTATCCTTAGCTGTTCTTTTAATAACGAATTTTGTTCCGCTATTAATTCCTTTATAGAAAGTGCTTGATTTTCAGATTGGCTAGGCATATAGATATTTTATTATAAATATTACTACTTATAACTTGTTTGACCCTTATATGGTTTACTTGCTTCAGCAAATGCAGGAACATTTACTTTACCGTCAGGGTTAACTAAGTTTTTAGAACCCTTTCCACCCTTAGAAGCATTTTCGTGGGATTGTTTTTCATCATCGTAAAACTTTTTAATCTCATTATATGTATATTTTCTTAACCATATAGGCATGTTATATACTGTATAAAAATCATATCCACCTTTACCGTGAAAAATTATTTGATGTATTATGTTAAAAAGGTTAATTCTAGCCTGAGGGGCATTAGTTAAAGTCAGGCCAAAAAAAGTTAATCCCAATAGGGATTAAAACCTCCTCTCCATTATCTAAAATATAATTTAAATTTACATCAGGTTGAGTTGCATTTACGTGTTCTCTAAATGCTCTAGAGTCTCTTGCTAAAAATTTATAATCTACAAATTCCCTAATAGTTTTTGATTCACTATCTCCATCCACTGAAGAAATTAAATATTTTAGTCTTGTAGTTAAATCTGATGAATTTTCTTTATTAATTTTTTTAAGACCAGCTATTTCCCTATCTATTTGTTTTTCAATTTTACCTGTAGCTAGTTTGTAAGTTAAAACTGTACCAGTAGAGGGTGTTGTAAAATGAAATTCATTTTCACCTCTTACAAATATTGATTCATCAATATCTTTATGTTCTAGGGTAGTCATATCTAAAGTATAAGATTGTCCCTTAATTTCAATATTGTAGTCTTTACCATATCCTAAAACACGGGTTGCTATTAATAATGCATTTTTATCGCCTACAATTAAATCATCAATGTTTATGTCTTTATCTATTATTACTGATTTTAATAGTTTATCTAATACAACACCTTTTTGAATAAATGATTGGTTAGAAAGAATATCTTCTTCCTTTGCTGTCATATATTTTACTTCTACTTTACCACTAGATAAGGGGTTGTCTTTAGAGTAGATTAATCCTTTAGATGGTAATTCTACTTCTTCGGTTGGGAATTTAAATTCGCTCATATAATCTTTATTTAATTAAAACTTTGTTATCGTTGATAAATATTAAACAGGAAAGTTCTTAAAACGGTTATTATTTATTTATTTATTCTATTTTCAAACTTATCAAATCTTGAATCCATTTGTCTATAAATTTCATCAATTTGGTTTTGATAATCTAATTCTACGTCACTTATCTGTTTCTGATAGTCTTTGCCTATTTCATCCATAGCTAGATAAGCATTATCTACAGATTGTATGACATCTTTAACTTTGGCTTTCACCTTAAACACTCCTATCGAAGCATACCCTACTAAGAATACACCTACTGTGGATAGGACACCTAACATAAATTCTAAATTTTCCATATTTTGTTCTTTTTTAAATGTTAAAGAACTTTCCGTCTAATACTAATGACCAATATACAAAAAAGGTTGACCGAAGCCAACCTATTTTACAAAAATATTTAATTTTTTTTAGAAATTCAAAATACAATAATCTGGTTGAACTGTTAATTGTAATTCTACTGCAGCACTTTCATTATCCCAGTTATAATCTCCGAAGTTAGCTTCAGTAATCATAGCTCCTTTGATAATCCATTCTGAAACGATATCACCTACAGGTCCTAATACATTCATAGTTAAATCTTTCTTATAGAAATCACTATATCCATCTCTACCCGTTACTGATTCATGGTGTAATCTAACCCATTCCATACATGCTTGTGCACCACTTGGAGTAATTGGATCAAATAACGTCATTTGGATTGTGTTCCAAAGTGTTTTACCTTTTACGTATCTTGCAACGTTAATATGGTTCAACTGAACTGTACCTTGAGTTAATGAAACTGCTCCCATACCTTTAATTTGGTATGAAGGGATTCCATCTACATACAATATAAACCTGTTTTGTTGTTTTGGTTCAAATGCTGTATAAAATATTTCGTTTGGGTCTAATACTGCCATTGTTTATATAATTTTATTATAAATATTTATAATTATTGTTTTTATTCAGGAAATGTTGCTCCAGTTGGTAAAACATTGAAATCTAAAATTACGAATTCAGCTGTTTTGGTTGGTTGTAAATAAATTTGACCTACTAGCTCATTTCTATCTATCACATCTGGTGTATTGTTTGTAGCATCCATTACTACTTTAAAAGCATATAATCCTTGTCTTTGTTGTACTGATTCTAAGTATGGGTTTACATTTGCTAAGAAATTATTTCTTGTTGCATTTGTATTTTGTTCAAATACTAAGTTATCCGATACTTGAGAAATATATCCTTTAAGAGCAATTAATAATCTACGTACATTTACTCTATCTAAAGCACTTGCTCTTTTCTGTAATGTTTTCTGTCCAAATACTACAACTCCACTTCCTGGGAATGTTGCTATTGGGTTAACATTTGCTTCATATAAAGTATCTCTGTTACCTGATGTTAATTTTCTTTCTGCTCTTACTACACTTCCTAAAGCTCCTCTAAGTAAACCTGCTGGTGCGAACCATGGGTCTGATGAAGCATCTGTAAATGCGTATACTGCAGGAATATATGTTGAAGCTGGTGCCCAAACTGTTTGTCCTGTTCCTGCATCTACCGTTTGTAACCACGGCCAATAAGTAGCGGCATATGAGCTGTCAAAAGCACTTGCCTGTGTTGTAACTGTGTTAATTGACGCGTTATATGCTACAATATCAATTACTGCTATACAATCAGTTCTACCTTGTGCTAGTGTTACTAACTTAGTTGTTTGTGATGAATGGTCTTGTGAATTTAATCCAGGAGCTGTTATCACATTAAATTGATAGTCATCTGAGTTGCTCAATAAATTAATAGACTGTGTATAATCGTTTGCTCCAATACCTTGTATATTTGTTGCAGTTATATTTTCGTTAAATTTAGCATCACCATTTTCAAAGTTTTTACCTGTAGCATCATCAAATGATCCAGAGCTGATTTTTGGTAAACTACCAGTAAATTCGCTTTTTGCTTCTCCATTATTGTCAAAGTAAGAAGGTGTTGGTAAACCTACTTCTGAAACGTATATGTAAGCACTTCTTCGTGGGTAATTTCCATTTGTTTTAACAAAGAAATCTGTACCATCTTGTTCTACAGTTTCGTATGTGTCACCTATTACTTTTGAAATATAATTTGTTGCTTGTGGGTCTAAAGATATATTGTTATATGTCTCTAGTATAGCTTTTTGTGTTGAAGTATCATTTCCTCTTCTTACTAACAATGAAAACTGTCCAGAAGCCGTATTTACAGAAGCAATTTCCCATCTAAGGTTATTTGCTGAACCACTATCTAATGTACCGTTTGCTGAATCAACTGCTTGGTAGTTATTCATTATTTCACCTTCAGATATTGTTTTAATTGTGAAAGATGAAGTTGTTTGTAAGTCATCTGCAGATAAAGTATATTCTAAATCAGTTCCTCCAGGTTCTGTTGCACCTATAGATTCTGATGGAAAATTAATTGTATCTCCTACTATGTATCCTGATCCAGGATTTGTAATTGTAATATTTGTTACAGACGAAGTTATTGATGATACTACTTGTGTTGCTAGTGTTATACTAGCTACTGCACTTGTACCAGTTCCACCATTAACGGGAACGTTTAATATTTCAGTTCCTCCAGTACTACCTGTAATATTTAGGGTAGTTCCATTAGAAATTGAAGATAATAATTGATTTGCACCTCCAACTAATGCGCCTGATGTTAAAGTACTACCTATAGAGCTTGATGCTTCAGAGAAAGAACCTGTAACAACACGTGTTACTAATAATGATTGTCCTCCTTGAGCAAAATAATTTCTTGCTGAAATAGAGTTTAAATAAGTGTATTGTTGTGATCCGCTTTCAACTGATCCACCAAATATTGCTTCATATTGGGAAAAAGTAGAAACTCCTACTGGAATACCAACAGGTCCCATTACTGCAGGTCCTATAATAGCTGCACCATAGGTAACAGGTCTAGCCCCAATAAAGGATGAATCATTTTCTCTTGTTAATACACCGGGAGATATTAATGTTGTCTCTGCCATTGTCTATAATTTATTTATTTTTATTTTATTATAAATATTGAAAAATATTTCAAAAATTTATTCCTTTGGAGTAAATTCTCCGTCTTCTAAATTTATATTACCTTCACCATACTTATCTTGTAATTCTTTACCCGTTTTAGTTTGGCTTTCCGTAAGTGTTTTAAATTCTTTTAATACTTCCTCTTTTTGAGTTTTTAAAGCATCGAATTGTAGTTCTATACTTCCTAGTACTGAAAGAATCTCATTTGTTTTAGTTTGATATTCTTGTAATGTTTGTAACTCTTTTTTTGATAACTTTTTACTTTTCATAATTAATTTTATTTAATGATAAATATATAAAGAATATTTAAAAGTCGATATCCTCAATATTATTTGTAGTTTCTGTTGTTATAGTAACTTTAGCTTTTGAATTATAAACTTTAGTAGCATTTAATTCTTTTTGTATTGTATCTGGAAGTATATATCCTCTTAGTCTAATGTTAAAAGTACCAGTAACTAATCTATCTTTACCTTGGGTTAATTCAGTTGCTGTTGTAAAAGAATCTATAAAAGCTCTAAATTGAAATCTTTCAGGATTACCCCAGTAAGCATCAGAAGCATATTCACATGCTTCAATTACTTTATTTAACTGTTCCATATAATAAGTTTGGATAATACAGCTATATTCCATTGTAACATAATCGGGTTGTGCTACTATATGGAATTTTTCAACTGGTTTTCTATTGTTTAGAGTACTAAAGTTGCTATAAAAGTTTTTTGAACTAAATTCCTTAGACCATTGACCATATAAATTAGGCATATTAGCATCTAATTTATTTGCTACTGTTCTATCTTTAGATATTGTATCTCTTTTTATTACTAAAATAGGAAGCATAATTGCTCCACTTTTATCTCTGTAGTACCCATCACGTTGGAATGATTTCCATCTTTCAGGAGCACCATATATTACTGGGACTTCTCTTCGTTCTCCATTTTGATAAACAAAAGGTCTAATTACATTTTGAAAATAAAAAAACACTGCTTCATCAATATCTTTAATACCAATTGAATATTGTTTAGTATTATCATCTCTAAAACTCATTTGGTTTGATCTGTTAAAATCAATACCTGTTTCTGTGTAATTAGGATTAGGAGGTGATATAGAACTATTAGGATTTCCTGCTTCTCCCCTATCTTCTATTCCTCTAAAAGCAGTTTGTTTACCAGTGCTTAAAGTTAATTGACTTTTTGGTATGGGTTTTCTAGGTTTTGCCATTACATTCTTTCTATATAAGGTGAAATTGCTACTTTATCAGCTGGGATATAATATGTTGATACTAATATTGATACTACATTACCAAATTGATCTAAATCAGGATTTAATGGGTTTGGTGTTCCATCTGAATCATTGTTAGGGTATTGTGGGTTTTTACCTCCCCAATATTGGTTAGCAATTGTACTTTGTACTCCATAATACTTTTTTTCATATAAAACAATATCTCCTACTTGAGGAACAACATCAGCATCTACTAAATCATCTCTAAAGAAATAAAAATTAATACCTTGTTCAAATAATACCCCTTCTCCTGCTTCAGGATATTGTTCATCTCCTCTATCTATTAAAACATTAAATAGAAAAGGACCTTCGTAATATTTTTCTTCAGCTGCTTCGCCATAAATATTTACTTTAGTTTCTTCTAATTTAAATTGATATAAGGCACATTGTTGAGTAATAATATTACCCATCAATTCTCTATTAAACTTTCGCATAAGAGAAACATCCCTTTGTCTGGTGTACATTGCCATATTATCCTATGAAAATTGTATATGGAACCTTTTGTAATTCCAGCATTTTTGAATCTCCTTCTTTAGCTCTTCTTTCTAATGATGCCATTCTTGAAGTTTCATCTAAATATGTTCTTAATCTTTCTATTAAGGCCGCTTTTTCTGCTGTAGCAGCAGCTATTAAATCTGATTGATTTAGTGTTACATCGGCATTTGGGATCGGAATATTACCATATTTACCTCTAACGTATCCTAACATCTCTTTAGATAATGCTAAAGTATATTCAAATATCCATTGACGTCCTACACTATTAATTTGGTCATAATTAGGATTACCATAAGGGGCATTTGATACATTAGTTACATTCCCAGGGGTTTGCATAACTGAGCTAGCAATTCTTTCATCTCTAAGGATGTATTCAAACCAAACTTTACCTTCTTTATCAGCACTAAATGAAAAATTAGGAATAGGAAATACTCTTAAATTATTGTTTCTTATTTCAAATGAGTATTGGTTTCTTCGAATAGTTTCACTCATTTCAATTTGTTGGATAACTGCTATATCATAGTTTAAAGGAGCCATTAAATATCCTCCTTCAGCTCCAAATCCACCTAAGCCCATTATTCCTGATGCCATTACACCACCAAATCCAAATCCATTGTTTGCACCTAAAAATCTGGCACCTGCTGGGTAAGGATTTTCATAAAATACTCTTTTTACTTCTATACCATGCATATACTCAGATCCTGTAAGACCGCTTGATGTCATAAAAGTTTCAAAAGAATAATCTTGAATACTAGAGGTTAAATCAAACGAACCTGAATAATACGTTACATTTCCTCCTGATCCTGCTTCTTCACCATATTGTTCTGATAGTCTAACTATAGGTTCAAAATTTGGTGTTATAAGTGCAGTATTTAAAAGTGATGCAGTTGGTAAACCATCGATAGATAATTGATTATCTCGTATTTTATACGCATAAATTTCATTACCATATGTAGTTACAGCTTCTTCAAAAGCAGTAAAAAATGATCCTGATTGTAATTCTACATCTACTAAAGGGTAGCCCATTCTTT